CACTAAATGCCGCACGTTTAGCCGCAGACGTTGCAGGTGTTGACACAGTTATTATGGCTCGCACAGATGCCGAAGCCGCAACACTTATCACATCAGATCATGATCCATTGGACAAGGACTTTATTATCAATGAACGCACTGACGAAGGCTTTTACAAATTTAAAAATGGTATTGATGCTTGTATTAGCCGAGGTCTTGCTTATGCCCCTTACGCTGATCTCTTATGGTTCGAAACTAGTACGCCTGATATTGCACAAGCTAGAAAGTTTGCCGATGCTATACACGCACAGTACCCTGATCAAATGCTTGCTTATAACTGTAGTCCTAGTTTTAATTGGCGTAAGTTTTTAAGCGAAGCCGAGTGTGAATCATTCCAGCGTGAACTAGGTGAACTAGGCTACAAGTTCCAATTTATTACATTAGCAGGATTCCATTCAGTTAACTTAGCTACATTTGAATTAGCAGAAGCATACAAGGAACGTGGTATGGCTGGATATAGTGAAATGCAACAGCGTGAGTTTGCGGCCCAAGAACGTGGATTCACTACTGTCAAACATCAACGTGAAGTTGGCGTTGGTTATTTTGACTTGATTAGTGAAGCAGTGGGCGCAACTTCTACTGTAGCTAACAAACATTCAACCGAAGCTGATCAATTCCATTAATGCTGTATTTTGGAGTTTTTCCACAGGCTACTGTAGCCGATGTATTCATTATTTGTTTAGGTGGATTTAATAATGCATGGCTTCGGCCATGCATTGCTGATATAACCGATAACGGCATTCTTTTATATAATAGTTCAACTATTGAGCCGTATGTAAAAATGTTTACACAGGCTAATAGATGCAGATGGAGAAATATTAATTGGCCTAATAATATTCATGCGTTGGAATCTTTCCTCGAAAGTGAAAAAAGACACGTATGGTTAGCAACTGTATATCATAATCAGTTATTACCAATGAAACAACATTTTGGTGATCAACTTTTTACTGTTGCTATACATTATAGTCAAGAACTGTATCCGATTGTGCTAGAAAACTGGGCAAGGTTTAACGCAACAGTATGCCTAGGTGAGGATTCTATACAACAAAGGGCAATGATTGATTCCCAATTTATTAACTTGCCTACTCAATTGCCAGTAAACTTTAATCAACTTGTTGATTACTTTCGTAACAATGTAGATTTGTTTAGGGACGGGTTACCGACAGAGTTAACAACAGACGCCGACTATGTTGTTAATTTATTGGACCTATATAGCGAAACTAAATTTTTTACACATCTTAAAAATTTAGGTACATTGCCTACAGAAGAATCTGTAAACTATTATAGAAAATGGTTGCAAGGGCAACTTAATATAGACTTAATAAAAAACATTGTCCATGGAAAGAAATAAATTTTGGAGATTATGGGCCAAGGCACTTGGAGAGAAAGCAGGAAATACGGACAAAGAATCTGACCGTATTGCTTGCATCCGCACAGCAATTGTGCTAACATATATCATAACTAACCTGTTTATTGTAGCAGGTGTAATTCGACATTGGTAACATATGAAATTAAAAATCAGTGAACTCTTTTACAGCGCTCAAGGTGAAGGCCGTTTTGTTGGCGTACCATCAGTATTCTTACGCACATTTGGATGTAATTTTACATGTGCAGGCTTTGGCTGCAAGCCAGGCGAAACGTCAACGGAGGCCGACGAAGTGGCAAAGAATGTCCACTTGTATAAAGACTTTACTAGTCTACCCTTAGTTAATACTGGATGCGACAGCTACGCATCGTGGCATCCTGCTTTTAAAGATCTAAGCCCAACAGTAGAAACAAAAGATCTAGTAGATCAAATGCTAGCTCTTACACCCAATCATCGTTGGGTGCAGGACAATGGCAACGATGTGCATCTTGTAATTACAGGTGGTGAACCATTGCTAGGTTGGCAACGTGCGTATCAAGAGTTATTAGAACATGAGCGTATGCAGGACTTGCGTAATATCACATTCGAAACAAATGGTACACAAACTCTGCAAGGTAGGTTTATTGACTACATCTTAGACTGGGTTGATATTGCTGGCAATGAAATTACATTCTCAGTAAGTCCCAAGCTAAGTGCAAGTGGCGAAGCATGGGACGAAGCAATTCGTCCAGAGATTGTGCGTATGTACCAAGACTACGGCTTTACCTACTTGAAGTTTGTTGTGGAAACAGACGAACACTTTGCAGAAGTAGATCGTGCAGTTGGTCAATATCGTGCTGTTGGGTTTCATGGTCCTGTCTATGTAATGCCACAAGGTGGTGTTGTTACTCCTTATGCCGCCAACCGTGTTCGGGTAGCAGACTGGGCACTAAGCAAAGGTTACAACTACAGTCCACGTCTACACGTTGACTTGTGGGGCAACGGCTGGGGCAAATGATAGAAACACATAAAAGAACTTTAGCAAGAATTGTAACATACCGGTTACTGGCAGTAATTTTTACCGCTGTGTGGACAGGATTATCAACAGCGATAGGTATACATATAGGTCTTATGATTATACATTATGTACACGATCGTGTATGGTTAAAAGTTAAATGGGGAGACAATTAATGGCCGGTTACGCATTTAAGAAAAACAGACATGAGCTCGATGACTGGTTTTATCGTCGTTGTGTTGGGTGGGAACTTAAATTCGTCTGGTGGCCTAGCATTTGCGACTTAACTGGTCGCAGAGTTTGGTTAGAATATGCATACCAAGGCACAAGTGTACTAACCGGGCCCGGCGATCCTATTATTGATCATCGATGGCATAACAAACTAGAACACTTAATGTGGAAACTTAAAGGCAACTAATGACAACAGATCAATTAATATTTGTGGTCACAAGCTGGTTAGCATTAACGGGAATTACCTATCACTTTACAGGATGGGCAAAGATACGCGACTGCTATCAAATGTGGTTCACTAAAGAATACTGGCAACATACATACAATATTGTAGAAGCCGTTAGTTGGTTAGCCAAGGCCGTTATTATTATTCCTGGGCTAATTTTTGGCATTAATATATGGCAATTGTATTTCTTAACGTTAGCAACTAGTCTAACACTTATTTGGGCATCAAACAAAAAACTGTTACCAACCTTGGTAGCATTTAATACTATGTGGGCATGGTTAAGTTTAATGGTTATTGCCCAGCATGTAATTTAAAGGATCTGTATGGGAATATTTGATAAACTACTTGGAAAGAAGACAGCCCCAGAGGCACCTAAGTCTGCACCAACAAAGGCCAAGGCTACACCAAAGAAAACTGCTAAAGAAATTGCAGACGAAAAAGGCGAACCATATGTTGCCATTCTTAGTGTAGAACTTGACCCCGATAATATCGGTAACGGTGCTTTTGAATTGGACTGGAACGACAAGTTTGTTACTAATCTAGTACGTGCTGGCTATCAATTGAAACCCGGCGAAGAAGATGCAACTATTGTCGATCGCTGGTTCCAAGATGTTTGCCGCAATGTTGTATTGGAAAACTTTGAGCAATGGGAAGCCAATCAACCAATTGATGGTAGACCACGTGTGATTGCACGTAAAGACATAGGCGATGGCCGCACAGAGGTGAGCTAATGCAAGGCCTAGAACCACCAAAGACCATGAAGGTCTATCAACTGTTAAAAATGTCAACTAAAACCAGTTTGAATATTTCAAGCTGCGGTACTAGTCCAGGAGGCAGTGCTAATTACATCGGTACTGGTATGTATTTGACGTTACAAGAAGCTGAGCATAATCGCACATTGGAAATTCTTAAGGACCAAGACGGGGCTTTTAACAGTTACCACGTCTTTGAACTAGAGTTGCCTAATCCAGCATATAAAGAATAATGTTACTAGTATCCGTTAATGGGTTAATACAGGTTCCTGGCATTGACTACACTTCTTGCAACAATGCCGTGAGCTTTTCTACGCCTCCTCCAATGGGAAGTAGCATAGATATTAGAAATCACTTTGGTACACTGGCACGTATACACGGCGATGGTAGCACATATCTGTTTCAATTCTCGGACTACCTCGATCGAGATACATTAACTGTGTTTGACGATGCAATTAAATATCGAGACAACCCAGCGGTAGCAGATGCCTTAGAAAAATTGCGAGTAGTTGTAGAACTAGTAAAAGAACATGATACTATACGTAAACGGTGATAGCCACAGTGCAGGCGCAGAAGCAGTTAATGCTCACGCCTTTGCAGAAGATGATAGATTGTATTGGGGCTTAGGTCGTCAACCACACCCCGATAACCTACGTGCCAGCTATGGTTGCCATTTGGCCAATCACCTAGGTGCCATCCTTGAATGTGATGCAGAAAGTGCCAGTAGTAACAAACGTATTATTCGCACTACAGAAGAATACTTAGAAAACAATCCCAGGCCAGATTTAATCGTTATTGGCTGGTCAACTTGGGAACGCGAAGAATGGTATGATAGTGAAACTAATCGTTACTGGCAGGTTAATGCTGGTGGTATAGGGCACGATTGGCCAAATAGTATTGTTGCCCGTTACCAAAACTGGATCTTAGACTTAGATTATCAAAAAAGCATGGAAGACGATCATTATAGAATTTGGTTGTTGCATCAGGTGTTATTGGATAAGAAAATAAATCATTTATTCTTTACCTGTTACGAACCATTTACTAATGTTGATACGTTAGAATGGGGAAAATATTATCTGAATCCATACGATCGCGACTCTACATACTACAATTGGCTTAAAAACAAAGGTTTTACAACGGTAAATACAAATAGCTACCATTTCGGCGAACCTGCACACGCAGCCTGGGCCGATTACTTATTCAAACAACTTTCATATAACGCATTGACTAGTTAATAGATCTGTGTTATTATTGCTCTATGAAATATCTGATTGTCGACACCGCTAATACATTCTTTCGTGCCCGCCACGCGGCACACCCTCAAAGTGATACATGGGACAAACTAGGCTTTGCTATCCATGTAACACTTGCCAGCGTTGCTATGTGTTGGCGTGAACAGCAAGCAGATCACGTTGTATTTTGTTTAGAAGGCCGTAGCTGGCGTAAGGATTACTATGCCCCGTACAAAGCAAACCGCGCAGTCGCGAGAGCAGCGCTCACAGAAGCCGAGCAAGAAGAAGACCGATTATTTTGGGAAACTTTTGACGACTTCAAAGCGTTCATCCAAGAAAAGTCCAATTGTACTGTTCTCCGGCACGAAAACTTGGAAGCGGATGACTTGGTGGCAGGATGGATTCAAGCACACCCTCACGATGAACACATAATCGTATCAAGCGACAGCGATTTTTATCAATTACTGGCAACTAACGTAAAGCAATTCAATGGCATCTCTGAAGAACTTCATACCATTAACGGGATCTTTGACAAAAAAGGTGCCCCAGTCAAAGATAAGAAAACTAAGGAGCCAAAAACGATCCCGGCACCTGAGTGGATCCTCTTCGAAAAGTGTATGCGTGGCGATACAAGCGATAACGTGTTCTCGGCCTATCCAGGGGTGCGGACTAAAGGAACTAAAAATCGCGTTGGACTTACTGAAGCATTCCAAGACAAAGAAACAAAAGGTTTCAATTGGAACAATCTAATGCTCCAACGTTGGGTTGACCATAATGGAGTCGAACATCGTGTACTTGATGACTATGAACGTAATCGAGTATTAATTGATTTGACTGCACAGCCTGATCATGTTAAAGTATGGATTGCAGAAACTATTGCAGCCAACAGCGTAACTAAAGAAGTTGGACAAGTTGGAACTAAGTTCATGAAGTTCTGCGGCAAGTATGAGCTTAAACGTATTAGTGACAACTTACAAAATTATGTAGACTTCTTAGGTTCTAGTTATCCCGAAGTCGAAGCAACAGCAAGTGTACTAAGGAACACAAAATGACCGATAATATGACTTTAAACATCATCTGCGCCTTTATTGTAGGCGTACCTATGTTCTACTTGGCATGGCGATTTTTAAAATTAATGGATTAATATGAGCAGAATGAAAAATCAATTATTTCACAACATTGCATTGGAAGTAGGTGGAAGCCACTATCCCGATGTTGGCGGAGAACTATTAGAAACCTACGGTCGTCACGTGGTAGAAGAATGTCTACGTGCAATAGATACTGCCAGTAAAAATCATGTGTATACTACATTTGATTTAGGTCAGCATGAATGTTCAGTTGATGCGGCAAAGGCTGCAATTAAGGCAAGATTTAACCTATGAATACTGTTAACTATATATTGGCGTTATTAGTTCTATTGCAGATCAAACACTGGTATATTGATTTTGTTGATCAATCAATGGAAGAAGTTGTTAGCAAGGGCATATATGGCGATGCCGCAGGTATTAATCATAGTGCAAAACACGCTATAGGGACATTCTTTGCAGTATTAATGGTCACAGGGTGGCCTTATATTGCCTGGGCCGGTATTATATCAGCAATTGATTTTGCACTGCACTATCATATTGATTGGGCCAAGATTAACCTTAATAAGAAATACAATTACACAGTAAAAGATACTGCGTTTTGGATCTGGTTAGGATTTGACCAGATGTTGCATCAACTTACCTATCTATTCATTATTTGGATGGTATTTGCATGATTAAAACTATCATGCAGGCCGGACGTTATATGCAGGTGTCAGGTGGCACAGCCAGTACTTATGTTAACGGATACAGTGGCGCACAAGGCGTAGGAAATATGCGTTACAATACCAGCAATCAAACCATGGAAGTGTTTGATGGCAATAATTGGGTACAACTTAATACGGGCTTTGCTAGTATTGGATTAACTACTGAGGCAGAAAGCCTGTTGGATTGGGCCCGCACAAAGCGAGATGAAGAATTTAAGTTAAAAGAACTTATGGAAAAGCATCCCGGCCTTAAAGAAGCATACGAACGCCTAGAGATTATGAAGGCGCTAACATTAGAGGAAGAAAAGAAACATGATTAATTGGCTAAGACACCGACTACACAATTTTATATTTCCACAAGATAATCTTGCTAGTCCCAAGATGTCAAGTGTCCGCGAACGTGAAGAAGCTGATATTGAAGGCATGCGTTTTACCGTTATGCCAGCAGAAGGCGGAACTATTGTTCAAATGCGTACATACGATCGACGCAAGGACGAAAGTAATACCAGGACTTATGTTATTCCTGAAACTGAACAGGACGTAGCACATCGCATTGGACAGATTGTTGCTATGGAGTTGTTTAAGATATGAGTGTAAATGTAGCCAAACAATCGGCTAGTACAAATGCTGGTGCTGTAGCCGGACATGGATATGGCGCTATACCCGGTATTGGGTTGAGTGGCCCGTACACTGTTGGCCCTCAACATGAGTATGATGCAGGCATTGACATTCGTGTTACTCCTGCTAGCGGCGGATTTATTGTAAGTGTAAGCCATCGCAATATTGGAGTTAGGCCCGATCTACATATTGTTACTGAGGATAAAGACCTTGGTGCAGAGATTGGTAAGATCATTACTATGAGCTGTTTAAAGAAAGAATAATAAAAATGAACGCAGTAGCTAAACCAGTAGTTAAAAACAAATATTGGATAGTAGAATCCGAGGGGACAAAGATTGCCACTATACAAGCAATTGAAGAAGGTGGGTTTGCATACGTACACGATAACACTCGTGAGCGTTTTCCTAGCATTAAGCTGTTAACAAAGCAATACAACATTGAATTTGTAAAGGCAGAAAAAACTAAGAAAGACCGCTCTGCAGGTCACGAAGTCTACGGTTATCCTGCAGGAAATCAGCCGCATAACGAAGTATTTGACGTACAACGCAAATTACCTATCTATACAAAGACTGCAAAAAGTAAAAGTTTTTTCTGTGCAGGTCATTACATTATTAAGTTCAGTAACACATGGGTACGTGCCACATGTCCTAAGTTAATTACACTTAATCGTTATGAATACCAAGGCCCGTTCCATACTACAGAAGAAATGACTGCGGCATTAAAGAAGGCAAATGGATAATTTACCGTATCACGTAAAACTGTTTAACGACCGTGTGCGTCAGTTAAATCAAACCAATGGCAAGCTACTAACTCTTAACGCACAAGAGGCACGTAGTCTACATAACGATATCTACGAACTGTTGGCCACTATTGCTGAGTTGACTAAAGAAAATCCCACTGCACCATCCGTTATCAGCGTTAATATGGATGGTGGCGGGTTTAAATAATTATTGATTGATTTCTAAATTATCTAGATACTGATCTAGATTGCCTGCGTGTAGTTGCAACATAATAGCATCTTGTTCACTGAACACTGTGATAGCACCATGATGTAAAAAATACGGTGCAGTAAATAATCTCTCTAACTGTATTAGGTGTTTAAAGTTCAATGGCCTATCTACAGCAATCTTATAGGTCTTTAGGTCTAAAGTTTTTGTAAAGAAGTCTAGACCTGTTCTAGTCATGCGTAGACTGTTATGATTAGTTGGGTTGCGCCACCAAACTTTGGCGTGTTCGACAAATATGCGATGGTCGTGTCCGTAAGCAGACAACACACGCTGTTGGAATTCCAACTGTCGATTAGGGGTAGATTTGATCACCTTGCTTTAACAAGACTACAGTAAATTTATCGCTCTTGAATAGAGTATTTAATTTCTTGGCCAAGTTAATTGCATGACCTGGATTGCTAAAACTAACTTTGCCATATTTTGGACCTGGGTATGAAGTTAATATATTGAAGCTCTTCATATTGATAGGCATATTATCATAGAAGACTGCCCAGATTCCTTCTGAATTCAGAATTTGCTGGCTCTTATAGGTATTCTTATTAACGTGATCCAACAGTACAGTTGGTTTTGGTCTTGACATAACAGTTTCCTTGATCTACTATTATTTATCTCGTTATATACGCATATTTACTTTTTAGGTGCTTTTAGCCCAATTAAGTTTACCTATTAATTTGATTTAGCTCATAGCTTTTAAATATAATAATAACACTTAGTTGATGCACACGTTAGTATGGTACTTATTTTAGTGCATCGGCTGGTAGCGTATGGTACGCTGTTATAACCCGTAGGAGAATATATTATGTTATTAGATGCCGAAAGCTCTTCTGAATCAGAAGACACTAGCACCACAGCACAAGGTGCAACTTCCCGTCACAAAATTCCACGTGGATTCAAAGGATTTGATATTAACAAATTCATCGAGGATGGATTTGAAAAAGTCTGTGATGTAAAATTAGACAACTATAGCGGGTGGGTTTACTACAACATCAATACGAATTTGATGTATGCAGATCATAAGAGTTGGATTTATGTTGTAGTCGAAAATGATGTAATTCTCAAACTAGGTGAAACAGGTAACCCACTTGGTATTAGAGAATCTCAAAGATACCATGCCGAATGGCAACCCAAGGGCTCTTCTGTCTGCCGGCTCGGCCGACTACGAAAGGGCGACGGCACTGATTACAACATCAGAGAAAGTCTCAGAGAGAGTATTGATGCTGGCAACGAAATTACTATCTGGGCACGTGCCTGCCCTATTGATACATTCACTACAACTGTAGCAGGTAAAACTATAACAGTTAAAAACACTATTCACAAAAGTCTTGAAGAACTTTATCTGAAACACTTCAGCACTACAACAGGCATGCTGCCTTTCTTAAACAAATCACACAAATAATCATGGCAAAACGTTTAACAAGAAAACTAACAGAAGTCGCCGACGAAGTTGAGACACAACTTAAAGCACACTTCAACGTAACTCAAAAAGAACTTGATGCATGGCGTATCAAGGCCAAGGCCAAGCATGATGTTGAAGGTTTTAGCTTTCCACAATGCACAATGCAACCAATTGCTGACCTCTGGATTGACTACGAAATTCAGAGGGACGTAGTTTTTCTTCATATCATTTCTCTCCTTAAGAAATGGGATCCACGTATTTGCAGTCCTGTGAGTGCCTGTCGTGTTAGCGAAACTGGTCGCATTGATACCTATGATGGACAGCATCGTACTATTACTGCGGCTATACTAGGATACACAGAAGTACCCTGTGCTGTTGTTGTTACAAGTGATCCACACTTTGCCAGCGAAGCATTTGAAATGCTAAACGATACAGGTGTTAAACGTCTGACTCCCGGAGACCTACATCGCAATGCTCTAGTACGTTACAAGAACGGCAGCAGAGAACTGAAGAACGTACTGGCACGTACAATGCAAGATCAATTTGATGCCTGCGGAATTGATCTACAGGACAAGAACAGTCGCAATAGCGATAATCTCCGAGGAGATAATGATCGATTCTTTAGCCACTTCAAGTACGCTCAAAAGGCTATCGAAGTAGATGACACAGGCAAAACTTTATACAATATTCTTGACGCTATCCAAACAGTATTTCCTTTGCAGGAGGAAATAGATCAAGGAAATTTTATTGGCCTCTACGAATTGCACAGATTGGCTAAGACTAGTCCTAATATTAACTTGCCGCCAGATTGGATGAAAACACTGTTAATGAGTATTAAGCCAACATTTAAGTCAAGCTCATTAGTTCATGCTAAAGCCAAAGTACAATGGGAACACAAAAACCCAGGTGCTACATGGTCGGCCCCAAGTGCTATGGCTAACTTCTTGCGTGAGTTGCATTTACGCAACGGTGGCACATTAGACTTGCCCTATCACGGAGAAGGTGCTACAATGGGAGTGTTAGCGGGTAATATTGCCCCAGGACTTTTCCCAGATACACAATGACACTTCAAGAATCATTAGAGAAATTTACAGCACCAGTCTACGGTAAGACTAAGCGTACATCTGAGACTTACCGTACTGTGGCTAAACATTGCAGTACGCATATTGATCGCTTAGTAGGCGAATATCAAATCATTAAGAATGATCAACAGTGGTTACGGGAAGTTCGTAACGATATTGATTATTATCTTCGTCGATACCACGCCTACTGCATTGAGGAGCGTGATGGCATGAAAGCACATTATCACGAAGTTAATGCAGACGATCAATGCGACTTTGAACATCTGATCCCAGCAAGTCGTATTCGTGATCTGTTACTAGCAGGCACTATAACCACCGAGCAGGCGCTTAATGCGCCCACTGTGCGATTAAGCCGCACTAAACATATGGCACTTAAAGATGCAGGTTGGGCCAGTAAAACACCTAATATGTGGTTACCATTCCAACGTTATACAAACGTGTTTACGGCCGTATACGAAACATATGATGGTACGGTAATTGATCCTGCCACTTGGACCTTAGAGCAACATTTCAATTACTTCAAGCATCTTGTAATACTTTAGGAATCGCCTGTCCTGTTTTCAAGTCAAGGGTATACGGTGGCTCAAATTTATAATAGGCACTTATACTATTAAGTTGACTTAACAGGTGATCCCATTCTTTTCTAACAAATGCAGGATCATTGAATAGATTGTAGTTGTGCTCTAGTATAGGTTGCATATCCAACAGCATACGATATTGTTCATCTGCCGTCATATTAGACAGTTGTTTTAAGATAGCAGCCACGGCCTGCATACGCAATATTGGATCTTCAATAGAATCGTAACTTTCATCCCAGTAATTACCAAATGTCTTAAACCCGTAACTACGTAAATATTCTAGATTGTTTGTACAGCCAACTAATACAAACGGCATACGTAGAACAATAGGTTTAAATATCTTTTCTGTTAAATGAGTTTTGTTTTGCCAATAGCAGGTTTCTGTAACTACAAATATAAAGCTCTCCATTAGTTGTTGCAGTGGGCTTAACAACATACTCTGATTAGGTATATGTTGATCGGGAAAGTCTATACGCAGCTCAGGCAATTGATTTATATTGGTAATAGCATCTTTAACTAGCAAGGAATCAAGTCCTTGGTTCTCTATGCCAGCAAGTAAATTAATGTCAAATCTGCCACCATCGGGGCAATCTTTACTAAAACTAACATGCCCCGATTCTAATAAATCTGCCTTGTATAGTTCATTAACAAATAAACTACGATATATACGTTCATTGCTTGTTAGTCTATTAAATGTAATGTAGGACTTAGATAACTTTCTATTTTCGGGTGCAACAATTCCAGGTAAGTACTCATGTCCCCTGTACCAATCTGCGGCTGCAAATATATGAAAGAAATATTCTAGTTTGGCAAACCCATAATGGTCGCATATACGGTCCACTTCCTCACTTGTTCTTTCGGTGTGTACTAATACATAAGGACCTTTTGTATTTTCTATAATGTAATCAAAGAATGGTTGGTTATAAGAAAAATTTAAAGGCTCTTGATCGTAGAATATAAACAGAGGGCCCCGGCGTACTGGTGGATCAATGTCATTTCTAAGTATCTCTATATTTTCTGGTTGAGTTGATCCAAAAGGGTAGAGATATAATAATCGAGGATCTGTTATAATAGTCTTAAGATACTCGTAGATATTCTCATAATGGTTAGCTATATTATACATGTTTGACGTTTTTTATTCAGGGCCAAAACCCAACTTGTTTGCTTTTGAAAAGCCTGCTCAGGATCTTGATGATGCTGCGGCACAGTGCCGTACTGGATACTACTGGTATATTTATGGGAACAATGATTACACTAACTTTGATTTTGACTATAGGCCTGTTCCATGGGAAAGTACACACACGCACGTATGGCCTACGCAATGGAATCAGTATGGTGGTGCATACCTAGCACACACGGATAGTGTACAAGAACGCAAGTGGCAATTTCATCATACAGTAGTTGAGACCAAGGCCAGTTTAGAAAATTGGGCACCATCTAAATACTCAATGGATTTTGACTTTAGTTGGGTACCACATCCAATGGATCCTCCTTACATATATGTCTTCGGTAATCAATGGTATCCAGCTGAAGTAATGCCCACTGTTGAGTACCACACACCCGGTGCCACTGAACGCAAGTACATGGATTATCCCAAGGCAACTCTGGCGACTAATATGATGCAGTGGAGCAGTAGGAGTGAGCATAGATATCACTTTGATTACAGTTGGTTGCCCGATCCAGGCGATCCTCCTATGACGTATGTGTTTGGCAATCAACACTGGCCAGCAGAGAAAATGCCCACAGTGGAATGGACGCACCCCGACATTACAGAAGACAGTCCTGTAAAGTATATGGACTATCCTAGGGCCGAGTTATTACCTAATAAGACTCTATGGTCTATACCCGAAGAAGTTAACGAAGATAGTGTAGACTTCAGCTGGGTACCTGACCCCGGCGAGCCTGCCTATGTATATCACTTTGGTACCGACTATCAACAAAGCATTGGCCTAACATACACTGTGCCCAGTGCAACAGAACTAAAGTTTGGCGGCGACATTCCCACAGTAGGACAAAAGTCTGCTGTTGAAGTATTAGATATATTCTTTATTGATAGAGGCAATGATACTGCACAAGCACGTTACGAACGACTTGCCGAAGACTACACTGTAACAAAAGTTCGTTATGCCAACAGCATGATGGATACTATCAAGCGTTGTGTTACACGTAGTCGTACTAGTAAATTCTGGGTTATTAGTAGCGAATACAACTATGATGAATTTGATTTTGCTTGGCATGCTGAGCCATGGCAAAACTACATGACTCATGTGTTTGCAAGTCAACACAACAAATGGTCGGATACATTCTTAATCAATCGTTACGAGTTTGAACGACACGCCAAGTGGGCCAAGAGTTTAGAAGAATTTCCCAACTTAAACTTTGTTCCGGACCAGAAAGTAGTTAAGCCTGAAAACATCTGGAACATGTACTACATTGATCATGGCAATCCAGAGAGCCAATACGAGATGCTACGCAATCATTATGATGTAGTTAAGACTAGATTCATGGATAACTACCTGGATACATTTAAGCGTATCATGAACACAGCCACAACTGAGTATGTGTGGATATTAAACAGTGTTTGTACATATGACTTCTTTGACTTTACATGGCAACCTGAACCATGGCAAAAGGAAATGATACACTGCTTTGTTAATGGTAGTGTAGCAGGCAAGAATAATGCAGAGCTACGTGGCGATACATTCTACATACACGTTGAATCATTTAAAAAGCAGATGGTTGAACTAGAGTTACTTGACTGGTTTAATGTTATTAACTATGTTTTTGATCAACGAGTTGAGCGTTGGCCAGTTCCCGCAGTATATTATAAAGGTGACAACTTAATTGAAGCAATTAAGGCGCATACGTTTACATCATCGTATGCTATGTTTACCAATGATCCTAATCTTGCTGGTATGGGCAATTTCAATACTTGCCTATGGACCGAAAAGGATCGTGTTGCCAGGGACCTAAGTACCGATAAGAGTACATCAATGATTCCAAGAGATATCAAGAAGTACATTAAAACGCAAGTCTATGATTACCCATATTTAGAAACTAGCAAAGTTCGTAATGTAAGATTTACTCCGGATTTGGATATTGTCTATATCAGCAATGGGGAACCAGATGAGCAACGTTGGTACGAGCACGCCTGTTATCAAAGCAATCGTGATGTAAAATGGATCCGCGGTGTTAATGGGCGTGTGGCTGCGTATCAAGCTGCTGCCCGCGCAAGTGAAACAAATTGGTTCTTTGCAGTGTTTGCCAAACTAGAAGTTCTGGGCGGCGAGTTCGATTGGCACTGGCAACCTGACTATTGGCAAGAGCCAAAGCATTACATCTTTAATGCACGTAATCCTGTTAACGGACTGGAGTACGGACACATGGGCATGATTGCCTACAATAAGAGCCTCGTTTTATCAAATAATGCGCCGGGAATAGACTTTACTTTGTCACAACCGCACGAATCAGTGCCGGTTTTGTCGGGCATAGCACACTTTAATCAAGACGCTTGGACTACATGGCGTACAGCATTTAGAGAAGTATTAAAACTACGTTTGTTTATGGCCACCCAGCCCACACTAGAAACCGAACATAGACTCAATACTTGGCTTACTGTGGCGCAGGGCAACTATAGCAATTACTGTATAGATGGTGCAAATGATGCTGTTGCCTACTATGACGAAGTAGCAGGAGATCCCGCAAAGCTACAGTTGAGCTTTGAATGGGCATGGTTACGTGCCCGTTATGACGCTAAATACTAGATGCGAGCAACAGATTTTATCACTGAACTATTTCAACCTGGAAAACAATGGGCATGGGAATTTCGTGGTAGCGAAGAAGCATTTGCTAGTTTTAAAGCAGGCGATATTGAGTATCTGTGGTCTGCTAGAGTAATGAATCATCGTGATCCAACTGTTTGGACTATTGCATTTCAACAACGAGATCAAGAGGGTTGGGACAAAACATTTGGAATGACTGGTACTGGAAATTCCAATACTGTTATAGCATCCGCTGTTGATATTACTAGAGAGTTTTTAAAACAGTATGGCAACAAAGTTTTAGAAATACGATTTAGTTCCGAAGGGGATTCTCGCACAAGTTTGTATGCCAGAATGGTAAAGCGTTTACTACCGGACTGGAACTTGCATACCAAAAAAGGTCCCGGCGAAACTGATTTCTACTTAACTAATCCAAGGGCCTACGAGCTTAATGATAAAACTCTTTAACAGATTGCGCGATGTATTCAACTTCGCTATCTGTTAATTCAGGGTATATAGGCAAGCTAAGTGTCTCTCGACTAAACTCAGCAGAGTTAATACAAACACCGTGTTGTGCATAGGCAACACCAACTGATAATGTGTCCAATGGTTGGGCATAGTGTATCTTAGTTTCTACGCCTTTAAGGCTTAGATGGCTCTGTAGTTTGTATCTATCGTTCTGCACACGAATGACAAACTTATGCCAGGCATGTTCTACATCCTCTCCGGGACCTAATACATCAACGTAAGGATGTAATTGTTGAGTGTAATATCGAGCAATAGCATCACGACGATCTTGCCACTCATCAAAATATTGTAACTTGACTGTTAACTGAGCACAGTCACTTTCACTCATCTTGCTGTTAGTACCCGGTGCTTCGTGTATACCATGTTTACCGTTGTCACGTAGATCAAGAAAGTTCTCGGCCAAGTGATAATCGTCGGTTAGGATCATTCCGCCTGATCCATAGTTGGGTAGATTCTTAGTTGGATCAAAACTTAGTACACTGACATCTCCCATCTTTCCCGACGGTATGCCCTTATATCGTGCGCCGAAACTCTGAGCAGCATCTTCGATGATGCGTGGCTTCTGTCCCCAAAACTCAGTCATTACCCTAAACTTATCGTAGTCCAAAGTATTACCGAATAAGTTAACATACATAACAGCGGCAATATTCCGATCATTTAAACTAAAGTTTACATTATTTAGATCCATTAGACCCTGGTAATCCACGTCCACAAAAGCGGGTACATGCTCGGTTAATAAAACCGTGTTTAACGTGGCTGCAAAGCTCAGGGTAGGTATGAGTACCAACCCCGGCGGATAAAGCGTTTGTAGCGCGAATAAAAGCCCTTGCGTACACGAATTTACCGCGATTGCAAAGCGTCTATTACAGCGGGTAGCAATTAACTGCTCAAACCGCTGGGTGTATTCCCCGTCTAATACTTTACCACTACTATATACTTGGTCAGTAATATGTAGTAATTCTTCGCGTAGATTTTGGTACTGTCGCTTAATACCAAAAAACGGAATTATAGCTTTGGTGCCCAAAACTCACTCGCTTTAAACCAATCGTGGTAACGTTGAAATCCTTCTTCAACATCTACAGTAGGATTGAACCCAAAGTCCCTACGTGCGGCTGCAATGTTTAATGCACCACGTGATGGGAAATCTGCATCCTTGTCGCGAACTTCAACACTGCCTTTTCCTGCAATCTTAATAGCCAATGCAGCCGCTTCTAATAGACTTGTGCTATGCGACTTTGTAATGTTATATGTTCCATTAACCGCTTTAGGGTTTAATGCGGCGCCCACGATACCGGCGGCAGCATCTTCTACATACGTGAAATCGAGTGTTTCATTTGCTCCATTAACACGTAGAGTTTCGCCGCGCATAGCACTAAGCATGAATTTACTAACCACACGATCTTCGACATCGTACTCGCCATAGACAGCAGAGGGACGAATAATAACATGATCAAAGCAACCACGACGAGTATAATCTTTAACAAGGTGTTCTCCCATTAGTTTCATAATTCCATATTGTCCCTGTGGTCGGCAGTTGTAGTCTTCAGTGACATCATCATTAAAGTCTCCGTAGACCATACTGCTACTAATATAAACAAACTTAGGTATACCAAGCTGTCTTGTTAGTTCCAACATGTTTACTAGACTGGTACTCATTACTTCGCTGGCTAGTATAGGATTTTGGCCAACTACTTTCTGTCGGGGAAAGCTGGCCAAATGTATTACTGCATGTACACCGTTAAACGCACGAAAGAAATCTTCTACAGATTTATGATCTCTGAGATCAATATGATGTACTCCCGACTTCATACGTGATCTACGTTCTTGGTACAGGTATGCTAATTCGTCTGCATTAACAAACCCATAATCTGTTACGCTGTCTAATACAAAGCAGTCGTGCCCTTGTGATTCGAGCTGTCTAACAACATTGTGTCCAATAAAGCCAGCACCACCGGTTACAATAAATTTCATACTGCCATCTCCGCTTTAATTGTTGCATGGCTTGTGTATCCGTCTAGTCTGATATCGGCCATAGTAAACTTTGTAATATCAGTTATGTCAGGATTCAACCAAAGAGTTGGCGCAGGTAATGGTTCACGTGATAGCTGTTCTTTTACCTGTTCAACATGGTTTAGGTAGATGTGTGCATCGCCGAGAACGTGAACGAACTCTCCGACCGCTAGGCCGCACACTTGAGCTATCATCGCAGTAAGGAGCGAGTAGCTTGCGATATTAAATGGGACACCTAAAAACAGGTCGCAACTTCTTTGATACATTTGGCAACTTAGTCGGCCATCTGCACTAACATAAAACTGTGAAAAGCAATGACACGGGGGCAGAGCCATGAGTTCTAATTCTCCGGGGTTCCACGCTGTCAATATGTGTCTTCGTCCGTGTGGGTCTGCTTTAATACCCTCAATCAACGACTTTAGTTGATCGACTTCTTTAAAATGCACATATCCATCTCTACTGTATGTGCTACCAAAATCATCTTTAAATGTTTCTTGTTTGTGTTCTACTGGAGTGCGCCACTTGCGCCATTGTACTCCATATACACGACCTAAGTCTCCTTCGTATTTGGCCTTAGGTTGCCAATAAGGTGCTGTGGCATTTGCAGTCCAGATAGTCGTCTTGCTAGACTCGGTGCTACCATGTAATATCTCTCGCAACCGCTTTTCATCTCCTGAACCTTCAATGAACCACAGCAACTCTGATACAACAGATTTCCAGGCTAGTTTTTTAGTTGTAACCGCTGGAAAGGATTCTGCAAGATTATATCTCTGTTGCATACCAAATTGACTAATAGTTCCAGTGCCAGTTCGATCTTGCTTAACGGTTCCATTATTAAGAACTTCTTGAAGTGCGTTTAAATAAACTTTCATATACCACTGTTGTAAAATTTGTTTTAGGATCTGCTGTGGCTGTCTTTTGACTCCACCCAGATAAAAAGTTTTTTAGATTTAACTTAGTATCTATTTTATACGATCCTTTGTAGTGAGTCAAATATAAACGATCAAAAATTCCATCACATTGTTCTAATACTTCAGGACCGCCAATGACCCAAATAATTTTGTCTCGGTGTAGGTCTTCTAGTTTAAGAATTTCTGTTTTTAAATCTCCAGAAATAGTTGATGTGTATGGTAAGAACGGTTTGTTCGTAGCAACGTAAGTTGTTCTTCCTAATAAGGGCTTTGGTAAGTTTTTGTCAGACCAAGTCTTACGACCCATGACAACAACATGTCCCATTGTTAAAGATTTAAAATTTTGTAAGTCAGCGGAATTGTGAGGCCATGGCATTGTACCATTAAACCCCATTCCGCCGTAACTGTCTACGGCGAATAAGGCGTTAATCATAAGTCTCTTAAAAGTTGATCGGTAAAGGGTTGAACTGTCTTTGCAACACTATCAACGCTGATATGAAAGTCAACGTCACTAATAATGTGATCTAGTTCATTTAGTTTCTTGGTGACGATGTTTTCGATCACTTCAGGATCGGCACCGTCTTCGAGCATTTCGGCTATGTTAACTTCGACCTTAGTTCCGTCTTTTAAGTTAACTGTTAAGAATAAAATAACACCAATGGGTGCGTACTCAGTATTAACTTCCTTGAGTAATCGCTCCCATTGTTCTCTTTTATTTAAATTAAGCCTCTTGCTTTTTTGTCTTCGGGGCTTTTTTGGCTCTTGTTGTTTTGACATTTGCAGGTGATAGTTCATTTGCTTCAGTTTCTAATCTCTTGGCTTCAGCAAGTAACTGCTCGGCCTGACGCTTCATTTGTTCAGCTTGGCTCTTGCGCTGTTCTGCAAGATCACTGTCGCTTAAAGCGCCCTTTAGATATGCTGCCGCACTATCAGTAGCGTTAACATCAACATTGGTTCTACTTAGACTTTGATTGTTTGGTGGCATACCAACTTCGCGGCCTTCACGAACACGCTTCTTGGTTTGCATACCAGAGTTTTTATCAATGTCTTGTAAACGTTTAACGGCTTCTTCACCCTTTTCCATTTCGTCTAAGATGTCGTTGAGTTCATCTAAACGAACTGTGCTCTTACTAGTTGGTGTAATTAACACTTGGCTAGTAGGAACTTTCTTAATAAAGCCTTCACGGTGCAATACTTCTAAAGCATTACGACCATCGGCCATTACTGTACGGAATAATACGTCACTGAGTTCTTTGGCGTTTTGGCCAACCGGACTTTCTAATTGACGCATAACTTCGTCGTGGATCATACGTGGCAATGTGTCACTATAGACAACTAGTGCCATATGGCCTTCATTTGGAACACGGCGCCATAACAAAACGATACGTTTGTTATTGTGTTTACCTACATGTTTAATCATTTATTTTTCCTTTTATTCAGCTGGTGTTGCCGATTCATCAGCTGGGGCTTCTGTTTTGAGTGCGCCACTGGCTTTTAAGAAGCCCATGATGCGATCATGTACGCCACCAATTTGAGTGAATTCTTCTGCTTTAAAAGCACCACGTTGGCTTGCAACCTGAATAATTTGGATGCAAGCCAATAAGTCAGCTAATTGTAGCTGTGGCTGTTGTGCTGTTGCTTGTTCTGTTGTCTGGTCTGACATAGTATCTCCGTAAACTATGTATATATTTACGACCAGATTGAATCAAGGAAAAATTTTTTAGAATACTTCTTCGGAGTAGGTATTAATGGTATCTAATATAAGCGCAAATAAGCTGGCTTCGCCGGGGTACTCAAAAGCCACTACTTTTTGTACATCGATTGCGCCACCTTCTTTTTCAGAATAAAAGTCACCGTAGTAAAAACGCCCTTCTAGATTTTCCCAAATCCAATCGGAAATGTTTTTAGGTTGCGTACTCAGAGTAAAGAACACTCGAGTAAAATGCGGGGGTAAATGACTTACCTCCCGCATTTGATGTACGCTCAACGGATTTGCTTCGTTGTGCTTTAGCATATTAGTCGTCGTTGCCTGGAGCGACTCCAATAAGTTGTAGCAAGTTAACAAACAAGTTGATGAAGTCAAGATACAGTTGCAACGCACCCATAATTTCAACTGCCATCCAGTCGTCACCTTGCACACTCACAGCTTCGCGAATTTGTTGTGTATCGTATGCAGTAAATCCCAAGAAGATTAGAATTGCAATAGCACTGATGACCATTTGCATTACTGTGCTACCAACAAAGATGTTGATAACGCTGGCAATGATAATCGCAATTAATCCAACAAACAAGAAACTGCCCATGCCTTCTAAACTACGCTTAGTGAAGTAACCATAAAAGCTCATTACACCAAACAACACAGCCGCACCCATAAACGCAGTAAAGATGCTAGTCATTGCATAGACAATAAAAATAGCACTAAGGCTTAACCCCATTAACCCAGCAAAGGCATGAAGCGTTCCTACTGCAATCGGTGCAGGCGGATTACTGTTTAGGATAATTGGCACAATAAAAATAAACACAAGTGGAGCAAAAACTACCACCCAGTGCATTGCACCAGTTAGGAAGAACTGTGCAAGTGCAGGTGTAGTGCCAATAACATAACTAACAATCATACTAGTCAGTACAGCACACATCATATGAAAATAAACACGGCCCATAGCGGCGTTGATTGCCGGGGCATCGCGATAAACGCTTGTTGCAAACATATTGTCTCCTTAGATAGGTTGTGGTTGTTGGTTGCCAAGTTGGCCGGCCAACGCGGGGTCAAGTTGACCTGTAACAACAGTGAGCTTCATGTCACCATTGGCTTCACGCTTGATAGTCATTTTGTTTTGCAGGCTTTCTTCTGCCTGCTTACGAAAGCTCTCGATCATATTAATCTGACCTGTAATTTCTGCCAGCTCGGCAGCACGGGCAAGATCTTCAAGACGCATTTCGATTTCCATAATGCGTTTTACCGCAGTAAAGTAATCAGCTGGTGCGTTCTCGCAATGTTCTTTGATATGTTCCATCTCCTGTTCGGGAGTCATACGCATATCGTCGAGCAGTTCATTTGACATTTTTACGTCCTTTAACGTTTAGTTGATGAAGAAGGGTCTGGGTCCATAGTTGGAGCAATCTTAGCCATTTCTTCGTCTGTTGCAAAACGAGTTGACTGAGTTTGATCCATATACTTTGGTAACCATATTGTAACAGGTTTCCAATATTTGTGGAATATATTGTTTACAACAACTAGGCCGACTGCAATGATGCAAAAGCCTATGCCAAACAATATACTGCCTACCAAAAATTCTGCCGCTGTTTCGATTTCCATAATAGTTCCTTTACTTTTGTATTGTACTATTAATTATCTTTTCTGATTGGACTTTCCGACATTCTTGTCGAACTTCTGTCGTATAGTCGGGACTAATTTCTGAAATACTGCAATCATAGTACCGACCTTTTTGTGGTAGAAGAAAATGTGATAGGCAAAACCCTAAGGTTAAGCCTAACACTACAATAGCAATGCTTCGCATTACTTGCCCTTTTGCTTTTCTTCTTCGTAGTGTGCCCAAATACCAAACTCGGGTTCGGCACTAGGGTTACCTTTGATAATCCAAACTGTATCGCAGTAGTCTGCAACGCTGTCTGGATCCCAACCAAAGAAGCAGTAGTCAGTAAACATGATCAGCTTCTTAGGCTCTTCGCCTTGCTCTTTGAGATATTCCCAAACGCACATTGGATCAGTGCCACCACCACCCTTAGGGTCGAAGTTGCAGATATCTTCCATGTTCTCGCTTGTGAACTCGCCAATGCCGCCGATTTCAGTGTCCCAACCAACAACCTTGATCTTGTATTCTGTGTAAGAATCCATGATACCTTGGATCTCGCTAAAGAAGATCTTCAAGTCATTGCTAGAAATAGAACCAGATGTATCAATACCAATAAAGATATCAATTGTTTCGCCTGGCTTGAGACCGGGCAAAATTGCATCCATGTGCCAGCTCTTACGACCTGGACGAGCAAAGGTGTAGTCGTTCTTAATAGTACTTTGGATTTGTTGCTCCAACAGTTCTTTCCAACTAATCTGTGGCTCAGTCAAGTCCTTGATCATGCGGCGCACGTTACCAGGCAAGTTACCTGCACCCACAGCCTGTGCGGCCTGCAGGGTAGCTTCTTTGATCTCGTCGCGGATAGCGTCACGTTCTTCTTTGCTCAGTTTAGGAGGACCGTTGCCATCTTGGCCATCGCCGCCTTCACCATCGCTGTCGCCATTGCCATCCAAGTGCTGGTCCAAAACTTGTTGAGCCAACTTGTTGATGTCAACCTTGTTAGCATTATCCATCAAGTCTTGATACACTTCTTCAGCTGACATACCTTTGTACTTTGGATCATACAACATAGGCACAACAGTAATCTTTTCGCCAACACGTTGGTCAATCAAGTCACTGTTAACGCAGAAGTCGTCTGCAATGTTCCAAATTTTTGGATCACGGTCACCGCGGCGTCCCATGTGGTCATAAACTGCGTGTAGCACTTCGTGACCAACCAAGAACTCAACCTGCTTCAACGGCATGTTATTAACAAACACGCTGTTGTAATAGAAGGTGCGTCCGTCTGTTGCGGCAGTAGGGCACCATGCGTCAGCATTAACCAACTTCATGCGGGTGGCCAAGTTACCAAAGAACGGTGCTTTCAACAGCAAACCGATACGAGCAGTAATCAGCTTTTCTTTAGCTGATGCGTCGATCTTAGGATCAGTTTCTGTTACTTTTTTAGCTTTTTCTGCTAGGGTGCTGTCAGACATAGAATACTCCTTGTTGTGATATGTATATTATACACGATTTTTGAATTAAATTCTCAGGGCAATTTAGTATCGCCATGGTAAACATTAAGCATTACATTTGCTATAGCACGGTTTCCCATCCAACTCCAACGGCCAACGGGATATTTGTCGTTAGAATAAGATACACGGGCAACCACTTTAGTTTTAGTGTTAGTGACTTTAACATCGCTCCACTGAGCGTTACTAAAGTGATAGATTGTGCCATCTGCTGTGGTATACGCCCAACGAGTGTAGCAGTTACGATCGTTGCCGATAGTACGTAGTTTCATAGAACGCACGATTGTGCGGTTACGCTCAGTTTCTTGCTTGGTCTTGATCCGATCAAGTTTGCCACCAATGCTAACCAGGTCCTTACCGTTGAGTCCCATTAGAGTTGCATAGTTAACTAGGGCACGAACTTGCTCTTGCTTTTCAGCTGGAAAGCGTCGAAATTCTAGTAGAACTTCTTCTTCAATACTTTGTTCTTGTTCCATATTACATCCATTTCAATTGAAAATGTGTTAGTGCAGAATTTCTAAGATATACAAACATACGTCGATCATCAACACGCCAAGCCCAGTCTACAGTTATACCAAGATCCCATGGATACTTTTTTACTGTTGGATCAACGGGTTCCTTGTAGCAATCATTGAGATAATCTAGTTCGCAACTTGGACCAAATGTCTCCCAACACCAAATACGAACCGTATGTAACATCTGTGCTTTGGTTTCCATGCTGCCTAGTACCTCAACTCTGTGAGTGAACCAAGCACTACCATGATGTCTAGAGTCTAGCTTTTGAAGTATGAATTTTTTCATAACAAAAAGGAGGACTTACGGTATTGCTACCTGCCTCCGGCCTGTGACTAGCAGGAAACCTTACTTGCCACTTGCGGCAATGATGTACTTGCCAAAACGCTTGTGGAACTCGTCAAAGTTCGGCATTTTGCCAGGCACCATTGGCAAGTTGTATGTGGTAAGTGCAACACGAGCACCCATCACAACCAACTCAGTGCTGAAGTTGTTCATCATAAAGCTCAGGAAATTGTCAGCTTGTTTGTGCCAATCTGCAATCTTGTCCTTGCCCAACTTCTTGTATTGCTCTTGCAATTCGTAGCACAAGCTAATAGTCAAAGAGTACATGGCAGACACTTCTTTAACTTTCAACTCAGTTACTTTGCCACTCAACACGTCAGTAGGGTTAGGCATTTGGCCTGCAACCTTGCGGTGAGCCATAAACTTAACTGCCAAACCTTCGCCAACAGTACCAGCGATCAAGTCAGTCAACTCTGCATCAGTAGCATCGTCGTCGTACAAGAAGTCAGACACGAATGTCCAAGTACGTGGTGTAGCAAACGCACGGCTTGCAGACTTTGGATCAAAGTCAAACAAATCTTGCTTGGCAAAACCAATGTAACCTACAACGTCCTTGTGGATGTTGTTGTTAACAGCCCAATTGAACCATGAGTCAAAGTCTTGACGCACTTCCAAGTGAACGAAACGGTTAGCCAGTGGGCTAGGCATACGATAAGAAACACCTTTGTCGCTTTCACGGTTACCAGCGGCAACCATAACAACGTTGTCAGGCAACTTATAAGTACCAACTTGTCGGTTCAAGATAAGTTGATATGCGGCGCCTTGCACAGCAGGAGCAGCCGAGTTCATTTCATCCAAGAACAAAACAACGATCGGATACTTGCTAGCAAATTCTTCGCTTGGCAAGTCAATTGGAGGTGCCCAATTCATCACGCCTTTGTCGCGATCAAAATAAGGAATACCACGCAAGTCAGTTGGCTCACATTGGCCCAAGCGCACGTCAATACATGCACCACCAAGATCATTGGTCAAACCTTGGATAAGCTCGGATTTACCAATACCTGGAGGGCCCCACAGGAACACGGGACGCTTGTTTTTAAATGCACGAAGGACACGGCTACGTGCCTCGTGGGGGGTTACGGAACGATGCTCAGTCACAGCCATTTGGAACTCCTTAAAAAAATTGCTGTTGTTAAAACTAGTGAGTCTCTATTGTATAACAGATTTGAATTTAATTTTTGCGTGAACAAAATTATTTTCAGCTGTTAACGGTTTTGAACGGGCTGAAGACTTCGTCTACAACCAATTCTTCGGTGTCATCAGCGTAGACAGCGTTGGCGCTGGCCTTACCAATAACAACACGACCTTTGATGCCCGATGGGGCAGTAAGTGGGACACGACCAAACAGATCGTTAGTAATGTTAGTGCAGAAAGCAGGTGCTTCTACTTTAGCAGGACGACCACGCTTGCCGGACTTGACACGGGCTTTGGCAATTACTTCGCCATCGGCAGTGTATTCAGCACCGTAGTTGCCTTTGTGGATGTAACCGGTTTTAGTTTGAACTTTCATTTTGCTATCCTTTAGCAGTTTGTTGAACATGTATTGATTATACAGGCTTTTTGGCCCATTTTAACCAAATTCGTAAAATGTTACACTTGGATCCAACTTCTGTAGCTCTTTTGCAACAGTTGTAAGTTCTTTGTAGCGACGGTTAACTTCTGCGCGGCTCAGTTCGCCATCGCATGTAAGATTCTCTGGGCTAAGTGCGGCGTCAATACGATCAGCAAGTGCTTGGCGATCTGCGGCCACTGTCAAATCAAATTGACGACCTTTAAACATAGCATTCCACTTGTTTGTTTGTGCCACGTATGCGTTGAGTGCTTTCATTTTCGGCTCCTTAGATAGTTTGGATTTTGAACATTTTAACACTGGCGTCGTCTGCGGGGATTTGAACATGTGTGTCAAATTTGGCACCATTTTGTGCTGGAACAAACAATGTAAGCCAAGTATTCAAAAAACCCTTCTTAGCAGTTGGACCAACTTTGATGCTGACGATTTCTGCGTTGCGTGTACCAGCGGCGCTAGTATAACGAATTTTTGTTCCTACTGTAAGTTCCATTTTTTCAACTCCTGGTTGTGTGTTGCTATGTCATTAGTATAACACCATTTTGGGCAAAAGACGCCAAAAATCAGGAATTTTTGTTGTATTTTTACAACAAAGTAGTACTAAAGTATTACTTTTTAGGGTTTAATTCCGCCCCCAGCGGATTTTGTCCCACAAACGCTCGTGGGCAAAATACAAGATTGTATTAAAAGTTAGCTGGATAACTGCTATTGTGCTGGATACCGTTACATCACCCAGGATGGCATAACTGATAGCAAACGTTGCGCCACTACCAGTTATGCGCCAGCTGATAGTCTTTGCTAGACTACGTTTTGGGGTATCACTCAAGACCCATGCTCCGACGAATCTTTGTTGCAGAGATATCTGTAATTGATTCATCAAACATTTCTTGCTCTATCTTGTAGCCCACATCTCGACCATAGGTAATGTTTACAATGTTGGGCACCACTTGGATTTCATACTGTCCTTGATAGATGGGATCCAAGTCTCTACGAATAAAGCTCTTAACCTGTTCGATAGCAAATGGGTTTGATCCTTGCCAACCTTGGCAGTCACGTATTTGAATTACTACCTGTCCAGTCTTGGCAATAGCACGTTCAAACAATGCACGATGACCGGCATGCCAAGGTTGCCAACGTCCTAACATCTGTACTGTTTCCTTTTGCCAATCGAACACAGGACGTCTGCGATTGTCTAGTATGTGTGCGGCAATAAATTCGCCCCACCACTCTGATCTCTGTTCTGTTACTCTAAAGTCGTAGATATCAGGAGCAATAAAGGCCTTGTTTGTATCTTCAAACCGTCCCTTATCAATCGTGTCTACCCAAACAGTCCAATCTGCTTTAAAGTTGTTACGCATTTCCACTAGTGGTGCAACAAAGTCACAGATCACATAATCCATATCCGCCATTGAGTCTGCTAGTTCACGCATACGATGACTTTGACGTATGCGACCATCAACACTAAAGTCCCAATCGTTATACTTCTTACGTACATCGTCAGCGTTTAACCAACCTACACGTTTTTTCTCAGCCTGTAAATGATCTAGTATGTGCTGTGCTAAGTAAGTCTTACCTGCACCGGGTAAGCCCATAATAAGAATACGTTGTGGCGTTTTCATAACAGTTCCTTTATATCTATAATTTTGTTGATATTAGCTTGTGCTAATACTTCTTGTGTACGCAGTGTTTCTGCACCTGTGATTTGTAACATATGGCGAGGCGCCCATCCTAGATTTGCTGTAGAGTGCGGTGTATTATACCAATCCCATGTAATGCAATCTCCCGCACGCCATTGGTGCCAGTTTGCTGTACCAACTTGAAATATTTGTCCTAATTTCCAATCATCTAACATAATTGCAAATCTTCTTATTTTTACATCTCTTGGTTCTGTTAACGGCTCACCTCTATTGCGTTCTAACCAATTCCAACGATTGAATCCAGTTTGAAAAAAATCATCTATATGTGTAACTACATATTGTCCTGTACGTTGAACATGATATTTAATGATAGGCTTTTCCATTCCAAGATAGTCCGATATAGCACAAAACAATGGTACATGATCTGCTGGTGCCCTGTCGTATATTTCGCCATTAGGGTCGGCTCCTGCACGTACTAAGTCTGCTTGATCCGGCCCGACTTCTTGATTTTTAAGCCAAGGACGAAGCACCCCTGTGCTCCAGTTATTTGGTTTTAATCCACCTTCGGCTAAGGTACATGCCTCTGGAAAATCTGCATTAAATCTGCAAACATGTATAAAATTATCAACACCGGGCGCAGATGATGCGTGTGTATTAAAATGCCATTTACTTTGGGACGTAGTGTAATCCCATCTAGTTTGCGTCATGAGCAGACCTTTATACCATATAATTTTTCAAATCGATCTGCATCTGCACGATCATTAACCATTGGTTCGCCACGTATGTTCAGGCTTGTATTGAGCAGCATAGGGCAGTCAGTCATTACAAACCATCGTTCTAACAGCTCTCGTATTCCCGATCCATCACGCGGCACAGTTTGTACACGACTAGTGCCGTCATGATGAACGATAGCAGGAAATAGGTCAGGAAACCTACAACGAGCGACTGTTTGCATATACCTACTGTTACCCCAACCGCGAGGCATATCAAAGTAAGTGTCAGCCAACTCTTCCAAAATAACTGGCGCAAAGGGTCTGAACTGTTGCCTACGTTTAATGTCATTTACTCTCTCCTTAATCTCGCTGCCTCGAGGGTCCGCAAGGAGGCTACGGTTTCCGAGTGCGCGGGGGCCGAATTCGGCACGTCCACTTGCCACTCCCACAATCTGTTCAGCAAGTAGCCTATCCAAAAGCTCCATAACGGGATAATTGCCAGGAATATTATGCCCGAGATAAGCACTGGTCCAGTTAATTCTACGCCCATAAGCCAAAGCGGCAGCACCAAGGCTGCTACCAGCGTCACCAGGATTAGGCATAATCCATATATTATCAAAGTAAGCTCCTATACGTGCATTGGCACTACAATTAAGGGCGCACCCGCCCATGTAAACTAAATTGTCACTCCACTTAAACTGTTTGGCTCTAAGCATAACGTTAAGTATTAAATCTTCTACTAGATCTTGGGCCGCGGCTGCTACATCAAAATCTGCTGTTGCATCATTTAGATACTTTAATGTTAGCCCTGTGTGCATATTCTGTTTGAATTTAATTTCCCATTCATTGTCAATTAAGTCCATCTTTAGTAAATCGCTGAATCCGCGGTTGCCATAGGCGGCCATGCCCATTAGAATGTATTCTTCGTCTAGTGGCTTAAGGCCAACCCGCTTAGTAGCTCCAGTGTAAAAGAGTCCAATGCTATGCGGGTAATTGCGTTGCCACAACTTTTTATAAACTGCTCGACCTGTGCTATCATATTCTGCACCCCATATGGTTACTGTTTCAAATTCACCTATTGCATCGATTACAACGACCGTTGCCCTATCAAAACTGCTAGTCTGGAATCCAGCGGCTGCATGACTAAGATGGTGGTTGAAACTTCTGTACTTGCTAAGGTCCCACCACTTGGCATAACCAATTTGATCATGTACCAACTTCTTTGTAGATAGTTTGTTCCATTCAAATCCCTGTCCTGCATAAAGCTGTCGTAGCTGTTTAACCAATGGGCGCTCATAGTAGGCTGCGGTTCCAATTGGATTGTACTGCTCAAGCTCACGAATAAGAGGGCTGCAAAAATTAGCATCAGACTTCTGCTTACTGTAACGCTCGCTGTGTGAGGCAAATAAGATGTTCCCATCATCGTCTAATACTGTTGCGGCTGCATCATGAAAGCCAGCCGAGATTCCTAATATGTTCATAAAGTTTTGCTGTCACCTTTCTGTGACCTTCTTCGAGAAAATGCCCACGTGGTCCACGTCGACATCCGTTTGTCCATTCTGCCATCCCTTGATTGGGCCATCCCACAAAGTGTGTTGCATCAATTTGTTTAGGCAATACTGCATCTTCATTGTAGTAGGTATTGTGATAATACTCATTACCAACTACCTTTAACATTAGATAACGTATGTTACGCTGTTGTAAAAAACTCTGTAACAGAATAATATCGTTAAGATGTTGTCTATATAGATATTCTGGATCGTGATGCTTGTTAATGTAGTCTAGTAATTCTAGTCGCCACTCTTGCCCGTCACGTCTAAACAGGTCTCCCCCGTAGCCGGGCCATATATCAAACACACCATTGGCATCTGCAAACTCTATACGCCCGGGACTTGTCCACCCAATGATTACTAGATCTAACGGTTCACCACTTAGAACATAATCTATTACTTTGCGTACCATTTGACGATTACCACCACTAGGCTGTCCAAGATTAACTACTTCAGCTTTTAACCCTTTAGCAAGATAATAGGGATATGCATTGTCTCTGTTTTCAAGTTCTTCCCCGTAGGTAAAACTGTCGCCGACAGTTAGTATGTGTTTAATCATTTATAGATAAATGGATCGCGTTTACGTAGCTCTTTGAGTTTTTTACGATAACGAATTTCGAGCACAATTCGGTTATAGAGATTTTTTAACCATTTCATTGAATTTTTCCTGCATTAATTGGGCAGCATCTGCGTGTGCTTGTTCTAGCGGATGTGTAGTGCCTACTTGATATTTATTCTCCACAGCCCACTGATAAAAACCTCTTGGATCCAATGTTTCGCCTTTTTTAGTTCCTGCAGGAAATTCATACCAGTGGTCCCACTTGATTTGATTGTAAAGTGTACGCATACTGGGGTCAGTTAAATGACGCTTAATTTGATCGCTGTCTTTAAAATGTATGTCAGCAAAGGTAAACATAAATGGTATATTGTTTATGTCTAGATAATTCTGCAAAAACACAATTTCTTTAAGACTAGTATAAAATTCATAGTATTCACTATTACCAACATGCTTGTAAAACATTTTAGAAAACTCAGATAATCCAGTTGAATCAGCTCGGTATCTATCGTTTACTAATTCATCAAAAACATTTTGATTTTGATTTGCAAATTCTTTTTTAAGTGTTGCAACATCGTCTACTATATCCCATAAGTTTATGCTATGCCAGGGACTTGTTTTACGCCCAGTGGAGTAATTGAATCTGAAATCGTATCTGTGTACAAATGTCCACATAACAAAAACAAACATTTTATTTTCTTTGTATGTTTCGCAATAGTCCATTACCTGTCTAGCAATAGCATTGTTGGCATTACCGGGAACTGCTAGACACGTATATTCGGCCCCAATGCTTTTACTAAGCAAGGCAGGAATAGTATTCATGCTTGCGCGGGCACCAGTTTGATCTGCTAATTCAGATCCAAATATAAAACTATCACCGCCTGCTACTATAATCATATCCGGGTTTCAATCTTTCTATTTGTTGTTGGTAGTAATCTACGTCTGTCCAGTTATAGTCGTATACTGACTTGGCACTGCCGGCTTGTATGCTATAGATATCGAGGTGTCTAGAGAGTATGGGCCAAACTTCACGGTGGTTGGTTGTTCCAAAAGACTCTGCAAGATTAACTTGGCCGACGGCGTGATATCCAAAATTGTAATTTCTGTCCACCAAGTTGAATCTGTTTTGTTCAAGCCAAGATCTGAATAAATCAATTTCTCGGGTGTGCCAAGGATGCGGTCCACCATAGACAACGTCCTGCGCCCACTCAATATCAAATTCACCCGAATAGTATCGTAAGTGAGTAATAGCATCGCAAGTGGCTTGATCCACCGCCACGCCCCCTTCATCTCTAAATACCTCGTATAGCGTCTTCCCAATTTGGGTCCAATGTAAGTATACCTGACCGAATTTACGATCATATCTCGTTTCTTCAAAAGTCGTTTTAAGTTCATCGGGGAATTCCAATCGCTGTGCATTTAAGAATGTAGTTATTTGACTGGGTCTAACCCAGTCTGGTGCTTCTACCTGTTTGCGTTGACTTAGTAGTAGGCTTTCTGCTTCGTGACATAGATTGTTTAGTTGTCTAATGGCAAACTTAGTTTCATAGTCGGCACGTTTGTACCATTCACTTAGACCCCAAACTGTACCTTGTAAGTGCTCAAAGTGATTGTGCAATACGTTGAACATCGCTTGATTAGGATCGAGTCCTTCTCGCAGATTGTCTGGCGTAAAGGCCTGTCCTATGTAGTAGTCACTGGGATCAAAGAAACTATTAATCTGCTTAACGGCCCATTCTAGTTCTTGACAAATATATTCTAGGTCGCGGGCACTGTCAGGAAAACCTAAAAAGCAAAAGTTCTTTTCAAGATACCGGTTTTGCTTTAATAGATCATATAGGGCCATGTACCAACGAGAACCCATTGGACTATCGTTTACTTCAATTATGTAGTCTAACGTTTCATTTTTTGCCAGCGGGTTACGTAGTGTAACAATAACTTTATTGATCATATCGTAAAACAAAATATGTTAAGTTGGTTTCTTCTTCTTCAGTAACATCAATAAACAACTGTATATCATTTTCAAACTTTGATGTGGTACCATTCCAGTTACCTGTACCAATAGGTGACACCCACCAACGAATATTTTCTTTACCTAAATTCTCCAGACACCATCGGGTAACTTCTGGTATCATGCTGTTTTTGATTTTAAATTGTTTCAATGCTCATCCACCATTCTAATACGTCCGGACGTTGACTTAATATATCGGTCATAGTAATTGACTGTGTACGTATTTGCTCTAATTTTAACACACGAGCTTTGCCTTTTGCAATAGCCGTACGGTATTCGTCGGGCCATTGTTCTTCAAATGTAGGTCTAGTTTTTAGCTGGACAAGGATATCCTTTAACGGGCTCGTGCCAATTGAATCGAATTCTCTTAGTGTTTCGTCTATCCAGGGATCTAGAAGTTCTCTGGGTAGTGCTAAAGGTGACATAACTATGTCCGGGCTAAAACTAAAAATTACTTTAGCAAGTACGTCTACATTTAACTTGTCTGCGAGCTGTTGTATTCGTTCAACTTCGAACATTCCTGGCAGTGTGAGTGTAAAGTCAATTCGCATCTGACGTCTGTGAGTTGCGATCTCAACTCCTGCACGGAAGTTTCTAAGCCATTGATCATAATCGAGTCCGGTTCTGATATACTCCCCGATTTTCCCAGTGCCATCAATTGAAGCGCATATTTGCCAGTCACGAACCCGGCTAAGAATATCACTATACAAATTGATACCCTTGTAATTAACGCGAGATAAGTTGGTGTTATAACGAGCGTAAACATTTGGTCCATCTCCTAGTTCAACTATGCGAGCCATGTAACGCCAGTGTTGTTCATACATTAGTGGCTCGCCACCTACCCAGTATACTTCTTCAACTCTGTGTTCTTCAACTGCCTTTGAGAACTCGGCTTCTATTTGACCTTCTTGAAAACTTTCAATTTGTTTTTTGATCTCAGGCTTCATCCAATTGTTCTTTGGATCGTGCCAATTGATCATGTTGTGTTGGCGTTGCTCGGACTCCCAAGCACTGCTTAACATGTCCCCACACATGCGACATTTGAAGTTACAGAGATTACTAAAACGGTAATCCCAACTAACTGGCTGCAATGTAGTCGTACCATCTTCGGCTGTATTTGCCATTGCTTCATTGTACTTATGACCAAACAGTTGATTAAAATAACTGCGGTAAACGGAAGTATTCAACAGTCGATCATTACATACTTCGCACTCTGGGAGGATTTCCCCACGCATCATACGTAGGCGCACGGACCTCATGTGCTCTCCATTCCAGTGTTCATCCAAAGTGATAGGTATATATCGCCCGGTGCCGGCGCTAGTGTCGATATACTGCTGAAAGTTTTGTGCAGGTTCTCGGCTGGCACAACACATCCTACGTTCTGTTTGTGGGCTTAGGTATGTGTGCGTCCACGGCGCCATGCATAGTGTATCAGGCTTCTGCATATTCTAATAATGGATTAACTATTTCTTGTTCCATTGATGTTAAGGTTTCTTGTTTATTAAAAAATTTATTATGATTATATTCTATTTTATCTAATGTTAGTTTATCATATGATTTATCTAATCTAATAGATTCCAAATTTGATTTTATAATATCTAATCGTAAATCTAAATTATGTATGTTATCGTAGCTTTCATCAAATAAATTATCAAATGTTTCAAACCCAGCCTCTTTTAAAAATGCCAGTGTACCAGGAACACTTATAGTCATAAAAGGGTGATAGTATGCTATAGGTTTATATGTCTTCTCCGACGCATGTAGCCCGCCATTTACATAGGTTTCTACTACTATACTGCAATAGGTTTTGTTGTACCAATTTGGATGCATATATCGTTGGCCCGACAGCTTATCGTCTGTGTCGTCATCAAGTGTTTGATTCTTTGCTAAGTAACTCCATAACATTCTATCTAAGAATGGATCAAGCTCTTTGTGTATCTTATCTCTCTCGGGCTTTGCCAAGCGCATCTGCATAAATGCAAGATACTCTAAATTTCTTTGTGGAACATAATCAGCATAGCCTAGACTTTCCCACCACAGACTTTCATTCCAACACATTGAATATTTGTGTTCTATCCAATGGTAATCTGTACGAAACTGTTGCCTTTCCCATATATTATCAACCACAACCTTATAGCCCAAATCTCTCATATGAGCTGGCCAGGGATCCGAATCTACGGTTTGCCACCATACTGCAAATAGTGTTCTATTCTTATCATATGTTTTAGTTGGATCATAGTATGATATGTTAAAAAACTTTCTCCAGAACTGCTCTAGATAAAAAGAAGTAAAACTAGTAAATTCATTGGGACGTAGTACCAGGTCTATCATTGCTGCATATATCTTTCAATGTAAGAAAATATTTCTTTTTTACTAAAACGATATGGTGTGATATTGTAATGCGTTGCATCCTTCTTCTCTGAGATACTGGCAAGACAGTTGGGTGCAAATTGCTGAATAATTTCTAAATTGTTAACAGGTTCAGATACTAGATTTAGTTCGTTGACGCGGTTATCAACTGCCCAGGCAATATCATCAATTATTTTTTCTAACGGATACCACTGTAGTGTTGACTCCGGATTAATTGATTCTAACCATTGTTGATGTTTTAAATCATACAATAGATTTTTTTGTATAGTATCAAATATCAATGAACTTAATCTTACAATGTTATATGAATGAAAATTCTGTTTAACAAAATCTTCTAATAGTTTTCTATTCTTTCCGTAATCTCTATTAGATACCAATGCATCAACAGTACCAATTAATATAAATCTATTGGTGTCTAGTTTAGTTAAACTGGATATTAATTTTTCCACATTGGCACAATCGGCCGCAGGGTCAGCACTTGATAAAATTCTATTACCATGAGGTGCGGCACAATAGACTACGTCATAACTGTTTTTTGTTATTTCATCGATATTCTCAGAATTAAAGAAATAATCAAACTTTGTATTACGACACAGATACTTGCCAATAAATCCAGTGTAACCAATTATAGCCGATGTCATTGGTATCCCATTGCGCGAGCTATTTCAGGATGTGTATCCATAAAGTTTTGTTTACGATACGCATCTGTGCGCTGCATTTTTTCTAAGAATTCAGTACCATCACTACCTGGACCATTTTCGATAAACTGTATAACATTATCTATTTCTTGTTGATACTTGTCTGTAGACCAAAATGTTGTTTTTAGTTTGTTTAGTACTAAATCCTTGGCCGCTGGTGTCATGCGCTGTATGCTCATATGATCGGGACTATGTAACATATTAAAATAGATGCTGCCAAATTCTTTTGTTTCTGCCCAGGCCAACAGCTCATCTAAGTAGTAAACGTTTTGAATGTTGATGGTAAAGCAAAGCTGAGTAGTGATGTTTGGATTATCAATATATCTAGACATGTGAATGTCGTTGATGATGTTGTTTGCTTCAATCCAATTTGCGCCGTAACGTTCGTACTCAAATCTTTCTTCTACGTTGTCGATACTAAATGCAATGTCAACACGGCCAAACTCGCCCCACACCCAAGACTTATCTTTACCCATTGGGTCCACAGTAGCATTAGTATTGTAGTGAATATCAATATGCTTGCTGTCGCCAGTTTCTACTGCATACTTTAACAAGTCCCAGTGTTCTTCAATGAGCCAGGGCTCTCCACCAGTGAACTCAAAGTACTTGATGTTGGGCAACAGTGATTTTAGATTTTCCCAGAAGTCGGGGCTTTCTTCGGGCCACTTGCCCTGCTTTAACCATTGATAAGCAATGTGTTCTTTCTTATTAGCACCTTTAGGTAAGTAATCCATTTCTTCTGCGGCCCACTTACTGCTAGACCAACTGCCACATATACGGCACTTTAAGTTGCAAATGTTACCAAGTTTAAGGTCAATAAACCAGAGTTGGTCAGGACAGTCATTATACCAATCGACCTGCTGATATAATTCTTTGAGACGAACTCGGCTATGAATCCTCTTGCTATCGCGGCCTGCGGCTTCTTCTTCCCAACAAAGACGACAGGTTTCTGGTTTATCGCCAGCACGAAACTGTCGTCTAAGAGTCTGCATATATTCACTTTTATAAATGGTTTCGAGGGGCGTATCCTTGAGACTAAACTTACTTCCATTTTCATCTGTGATTTCCTCTCTAGCCAAACAGCAGGGACGAGCTGTGCCCATTGGGCTAGCTTCAATACTCATCCAGGGCAACATGCAAATAGTTGATGGCAATGTCATTTTGATAAGGCCTTTTTAATTTCAGGAAATACATCCCAAAAGTTTTCATTTCTAATTTTGTCCAACTTACTTGTTTCTTCAATAAAACGTGACCATTCACTGGTGTTATCTGTTGCGTTAGTAAAGCTCAATACACTCTTAAATCCGTTGGTTGCTCGAGACAATGAGTCTTGTGGCTCTAGCCATTTAATGTGCTCTTGGTAAGCAGGAGTTATAATTTCTTCTTTAAACCATGAGGGAAATATGTCAGTACGATACCACTTACTATCCTGGCATATATTAATATTAAAATCTTTAGGTTGTATTAATCCCAAGTCGCACCATTCTTTATGGAAATCTAATACGTGTAATACATTCATTGAACTTACTGTTGCACTGATATAGAAGTCTACGTGCGGTACTTCTTGCATCATGCGTTTACGATTGTCTACTGTTTGCTGCCAATCAGTTCCTTTACGCATCAGTTCTGCTCTGGCGCCCGATGCGTCTAGGCTTGCGCCCACACTTACATTTTTAAAATGTTTCCAGTAGTCAAACACATGTTTGTCTTTGAAACGTAGTTCACTAAAATTTGTATTGTACTGTAAACGTATATCTGTTTTACCTAGCTCAATTAACTTTTCTAACATGAAGTAGTGTTCCTTCATGATTAATGGTTCACCGCCAGCAAAGTAAACTTGTTCCAAGTAAGGTAGATGCGGCATCATTTGAGCAATCATGTCATCTTCGTCGCCTGTGGTATATTCTACACGCAACATGTCTCTGCCCAGTACATCAGGTTTACGGTTGTATAACTTTACGTGATCATTATACCAATTGCTACTAAAAATAGGACCGCAACTACGGCAACTAAAATTACAAAGGTTACTAAAACGAACATCCCAGTATCTAATCTTAAATTCTGGGTGTGTACCATCTTCGAGCGTTGACTCTACTTCTTTAATGTACTGCCCATAATTACGATTGGCATCATTACGCATACTAAACGCACCGTGTTGTTCTCTTTCATAACACTTAGTGCATTCTATACACTCTTTATCCTCCAACATGTTTACTCGGATCTGCCGATACTTGTCCTGGTTCCAAATTTCCTTCATAGTATTCTTACGAAGGTCGCCGACGGGATGCCAGTAGTCTGCTAAACAGCAAGGATACGCACGACCATCTGGGAAGGCGTGCATATGAACCCATGGCATCATACAAAATGTTTTGCTTTCTGTTAATTTTTTCCATTGGTCATCAGTTAGTTGATCACGCTCAATGAAATAAGGAGCACGAGCATTGTAATCGTACCCATTATCGTAAAATCCTGCTACTGTTTTATCTGTCATACGTTATATAAAATTCCCAGTTTAATTAATTTTGGTATTAAAATTTCTTTAGTCCAACCTTCAGTTGCTTTTGGATACCTAGGATGAAAGCCGTCATCATCTAAAAAATTGTGTATTCTTGACCAATCGCCATAGTATTCTTCATCTTGAAAATCTAGCCAATGATTATAATCAATTGATAGATTTAAATTTTCTAACTCTTTAAAGAAGTTGACAGTTAGTGCATCACCTTTGATTTTTGTGTTGTTGTAATTTAAGAATGATGTGTAGTAATATTCGAAATTGTTTACTTTTAGATAATTAGATAAATTTTGCATGGCCAACCAAGTGTGCAATGCAAACGTGCTGTCGGATTGATATTTAGAATAGTTTATTAATGTTTTTATTAATGGACTTGGATTCTTTTTATTCCACCAGTTACCACCTAAAACTAATTCATTGTTATCATCATAGTTATATGTAAACGGATACTCGTCACCAAAATTTGATTTAGATCTATCTGCAATCCAGTCGATTCTTCCCACTCCGGACCACATGACTAATACTAACGTATCAGCAGGATCAAATGAATTTCTTTCCATATACAAAATTATACTTTTTGAAATATGATCGTTCCCGGCACCGGGCATAGCAAGATTATGTACCACCATATCAGTTAAATGGCCAAACGTATTTGCCCAACTAAAAGGATTCCATTCATTAATTGGTTCGTGGGTAAAGCTGCACCCAGATACAACTAAATTCTTAAATCGAGATTTTACAGTGTTTTGTACCATTCTGCTAACTCTGGGAATGTGTTATCAAAGTTTTTACCTCTACGTTGGTCATACTGTTGATAGAAGTTCTTAAAGTCGCGTTGAAGTATACTCTGTGCCACTGCACCTTCGTGTGGAGTCTTAACTACATCAAGATAATCAATCAATCTAATCAATTGATTAATTTCATATTCGTGGAATGTGCTGTCGCCTTTGTGGTCTACTAGAAACGTTGCTAGTCTAGCCTGGTATTCTGTTCGGATATCGTCGGGCAGTACTAGAGGACTTTGAAAACTTGGGAATCGTAATATATTTAGTGAAAAGTTAATTGAATCCTTGCCGTACTCTAATTTCCAATTGTATACCATTTCGAGGAAACTGTCTAGGCTACTCAAGCATAGTGCGTTGATAGTACACATTGTATGCAAACCACGGAACTTACCTGAGTCTAGTAAACGTTCTACATTGTTAGCCCAGTCATCAAATACCAACCCGTCACGAATATATTCAGCCTGTAAACCAACAGCTTCATTACTAGTGTATAGATCCACTTCTACACCATCAATGCTATCTAATAGACGATCGATATCAACGTCTGTACCAAGATTACTGTTAATAGCAAGGCGTGTCGTACTCTTGCCTTTGTTAGTTTTAAACCAGTCAATCAACTTCCATGTCTCACCTGACATCAAAGGTTCGCCGCCAGTAATGCGTAGTTCCTTTAGTGTTCTGTGGAGGTCGCTTTCCCACCACGCATGGAACGCATCCACGTACGGATTACGATCACCGAACTTATACAATTGGCTACTATCGTGAGTGTGAGTAAAGTGGTTCCTACCGTCACTAACCAAGTTGGTATAGGGTCCATGTTGTTTAATGTCCTTAACCCAAGTACTACTAAAAGCTGGGTTACAGTAAGAACAAGCAAACTGACAAGTGCGATCGAACGCAATTTCAAGGGTTTGGAGGTCTGTGTCCTCGCTTGCTGGAGTACGAAATGCTGCATTTAAATCCTCATCTGAATATATAACT